ACTGCCGTTCGCTTGGATGTCATAGACAATAAGCGGGTCGGAGTAGTAGTAAGTAATTTCAGAACCAGTTTGGTAAGCGGTGTTCGCTACCCATTGATTTGAAATTTGACGACGACCAGTCGTATCAGTGTACTCGTGACCAGCAAACGCACCTTGATAGGCACTGCCAGCAGTAGCAATAATGATATTACCGCTCGTATCGAGAGCAACAGGTTGACCCTTGAGGATCCCCGTGTTGTATGCAGAAGCGATGCCGCCGGGAAGAGCCACTGCACGATCCAGACCCGAAGGGTGGAACGAAGGGCGCATACCGAACGGAGCAGATGTAGCCGACATAATAATTCTCCATTAGATGAAAAAAGGGGTTTGATGTACCACACTTGGTTAAAGTGTTTATTTGGAACAACCCAGTTTTTATCCCCGTGGAGTTGTGGTGAGGGGAGTCGCATCCAGCTTTGTGAAAGCTAATGCCTTGTTACGCTCACCAAGGCCCGTAGACCTTGATGAGTTAAATCATATACTAACCAGCAAAAATTGGTGCAGATATCGGTCTGTCAATGTCGTTAATACCATCACCCTCAATCTTTCCAAGCTGCTTACCAGAGCTATCGCGTCCCTGAACTTGTTCCGCTTGAATGCGGATCTTGTTCGCCTCCTCCATCGGAGCTTCATGGTGCATCGCCGCCATAACGTCCTGATATATCTCCATAGGAAGTTTGTACAGCAACATCTCATTACACGCAACAAACCCAACGTGTTCGCCAGCCTTTACGCGGTAATGGTCGCTCCCTGCTATCTCTTCCGCTTTCACGGGTACATAGCCAAGACGAATCCGCTTATCAATACTGTCATACACATTGGTGGTAGACAACCAACAAAGATGCCATCCCGGTATTTCTGGAATGGAGGGCAATGCTCTTTGCGCCCACTCGTCCTTCCACATCTGCCGCCGTTGCTCTGCTGATACAAAGTTATTCTCAGGCGAGTCCCGATTCTCATCAGGTGTTGCACGATTCTCACGCCCAGCAGTTAAAGATTTCTTGAGTCTTGAGTCCATGATGTCAGTTCCTATTAAGTTTAGCGTCTGCAGCGTAACGGCGAATCATTTTGGATCGTTTGTCAACGTCATCCCACATCCCCGCGTCTTTCATGGCTCTTACTTGCTCTGCATTCAGAGTAAAAGTATTCTTGCCGCCACTGCTGGTAATGCTTTCGCGCCCACTGCCAGTCACTACACTTCTCGGCCTCCTAACTACAGGTTTATCCTCATCTTCTTCATTATAGTGATGAGGTAACCTCTTTTGCAAGCGATTGTCAAGCTCTTCCCAATATTCCGCACTTTTGGGATCCCAGCCCTCTTTAGCCATCTTCTTGTCAATGATCAAAGCAATCTCGGAATCCTCGTCGCCCTGACCCGGATCGTACCAAGAGTTCTTCTCCATCCAAGCCGCCGCCATACGCTGCATCTGGCGGTCAGGGGCAATCGGACGCTCCTTCGGGGTAGCCGCCTGCTGCTTGATGTTCTCAAGCGCATCCACACGCTGACGGGCGTCATACCACATCTTCTGGGCTTCCTTCATGCCCTCGCCGTCACTGTTCTGCGTAGCCTCAGAGATCTTCATCTCGGCGTACTGCACCCGTACCTGCTGGTCTTCAATGGCTTTGTCAATCCTAGCCAGTTCAGAACCATGCGTCTTCCGCTCGACTACTGAAAGACGCTCTACAAGTTCTTGATTTTGCTTAACAAGTTGACCGTAACGAATATCCTTTTCGGTCTGCTGCTGACGATGGTATTGCTTCTTCAGCTTGCGCTTCTCACGCCGCACCGCCCGAATCGCTTCGGTGTCGCTAGGGTGATCTTCGCCGCCATCATCCTCAACCTGACCACCTTCAGCCTTTTCCTCAACAGGCTCGTCCTGTTCAACCTCTACCCCCTCAATCGTTGCGCTGCCATCGGTCTGTTCAGCGACAACTATTGACTCGTCCTTCTTCTCTGGTTCGGTACTCATAGGTATGCCTTCATCGTCAGGGGATCACAGGTCACCTTCGCAATGACTTCGTGATCGTTAAGAATCATAAAGGATGTCCTATCGTCAGCATCGCCGTAGGCCACCTCCCACCTGTCGCCGCCCCACTTGGGTACGCGCAGATAGTCACCGATCTCGCACCAAGAACCTTCAGGCCAAGGCTCCATCGTGTCGCGCTTCTTAAACGCAAGCGGCCCGATAGAGATAACTTTAGCCACCATGTTCTGCCACTTCTCGGTTTCCTTAGTCTCCTCGACCAAGATGATTCCACCCGCTGATGTCTTCTTCTTAACCCCACGCAGTTGCACCAAAATACGCGCACCAAGGGGCTTCGCACCGGGATCTACAGCAGGGAAATACACCGCCAATTCAGCCTCGTTAGAAGCTACCGGACTATCGCTCATGTTACTCATCGTCTTCCTTTAGCAAGTTATTTAAAACTTCCAAGGCTTCTGCAAGCCCTGCGTGTTGACCAACTAGGCGCTGGTACGTCTCAAAATTAACCGCATTTCCAGCAGTCAGCGAGGAGGCAATTTCAGCCTGTCGTGCCTTTATTGCGCCTATGAAGTCTTCTATGTACCGCATTATTTTTTCTTGGCTTGTGTGAGTCCCCCTTCATTAGATTTGACTGGCGTCTTGCTCGACGGCGCGATGATGTCAACACCCTGAGCCATACGCTTGTGCTGGGGAACGAGTTCCGATTGCTGCTCTTTATCGCTAGTTGCCATGACCACCTCCTAAATTACGTTGTACTGCGTTCTGCAAATCAATTGCAGTCTGTTCCTGCTCTGCCTTCACCCTTGCTGCCTCTACCGTCATCTGCAATGTCTTCATACGCTCTTCGGTCAAGTTGTCCTCAGCGTTCATTGCAACCTCAAACTGCTGCTTCTTGCCCTGCTCGACAACGTCCTGCTCCATCTGTGCCTTCTTAAGCTGGATGTCAGCCATGTCGCGGTCAGCCCTGCGTTTCGTCTCAGCCATCGATGCTTGCAAGATAGCGTTCGACTCTGCATCCATAGGCGGCTGCGGCTTGAACTGCTTGGCGGCTTCCATCAACTGCTGGATCACAGGCATGAACTTCTGGAAGCCCTCCTGCGTATCCAGCGTCAAATGCTCTGCCGCAACAGCCATCGAGCGGTCAATCTCAGGAACAAGCTTGCTGTCCTCGTACTTCGACTGCTTCCCGTTGTTAGCCCCGTTCACATAGCTATTCATCTTCTGCGTGTACCAGAGCATCAGGTGCTGCTTAACGTGTTCCAGAACGGACGGTATGAACACAGGAGCGATGATCGGGTTTCCACCCAGTACGGGGTCTACCGCGAAGGACAAGTGCGTGTCTAGGTGCGCTAGGTGGTCTTGGCGGGGGTAAGCCGTAGCCAATCTACCCAAAGCCATCGCAGCATTCTCGTCAGCCGCGTGCAGTTCTACAGGCTTGGAGTATTGGGGCATCAATTCTGGGATATTTGGCACTTTCATCTGCTTCAAAGCTCTGCCAATCACCGCCCTAGCGTCGAAAAGCTGCGGATAGCCCTTCATAAACGCCATTACCGACTGCGTCTGCGCCATCCGCTGCGTTTCGCTGAAGATATGCGGGTCAGAGACTGGAACAACGTCCGTATTGCGCTGAAAGTCACTCGACTTGATCGGTAACTCGGCAACAATGTCCCCTTTTTTCTGCTCATCCAGATACCAGCGGTCAATACGCTGCAAAATCATCAAAACTCGACGCTGCGAGTCGTGCAATCGAGCGTGAATCGCTGAAAATACGGCAGATCCCTGCTCAATCAGGGCTTGAGTCGTCCCAACAGGCGCATTACTCGTAATGTCAGCTATCTTTTCCTCTGCTGTAGTCACTACACCTTTAGCAGCCGTCGAGAGATAGCCCAAAAGCTGGAACAGGACAGGGCTTGGCGGGTTAAATGGCATCGGCATAGCTATCTTGCGGATGTCATCCACCCCCGGAGCGCCCTCAATCTCCGCTACTTGCGTGACTTCAATTTGCTGGGTCTGTCCACTAATCCTTGCACCCTTGAGCTTGAGCATTGTGGCTGCATTGTTAATATGTGCGCTGTCAAGCAAAGCACGCAAAGCCCCAGTAAGGGCTGCAGATAGACCCCCAATAAGCTGCGGAAGACCGATTCCATATGCACCCCTCCAAGGAATGAATTTAAACTCTACCAGCCAGTCAAGCTTGTCCATCGCATCATCGCCCTGCTCCCAATTACGGTACAGACCGATCACTTCATGCTCGTTGTCGTCGATCATCAGGATGTAGGGAGCCGACTCACCGCCTGACTCCTTGTCGTCCTCCAGTTCCAGCCAAGTGTAGATGTGGAACACGCGCCGAAGACTGTCTTCA